TATCATATACAAATCTATTAGATGTTACATAATTGATTGTTTTTGTTCCTTGTAAAGGATCCGTGATGACCTTTAGAGAAGATCCATCAGAATTTACTACACCCTTTCTATCATAATAGTAGAAATTGGTAAAATTGGTTCCTGTTTTTGTTTGATATGTGTTCTGAGTTAATCTGGGACCAAATCCAAACTTAACGTCGGTAAATGCTCCAACACTTCCAGGAAGAATATTGGAAGCAGTTTTTTCTAGAGTTTCTAAGTTTAAACTTCTACTTGGAGACATATCAAAATATGTTCCAGTCAAACTAGAATGTGAGGTATCAAATACGTACCTATAATACTCTTGGACGTTAATATTAGGATTTTTAGTAAAAGTAACATTATCTTCTGAGAATTCAAACTTATAATCAACTTCACTGGCAGATCTAACTTTTACTAATCTAGAAGGTGTGCTGCTATCAAAGAAACCAGAACTTAAACTGACAGTGTTTGCACTTTCCAGTAAAGTTCCATAATCATAAACAATGATAATTTTTTGAGTTTCTCTATCATAAGATTGAATATATCCCGAGTTATTCCCAGAGAAAATCTGATAATTGGGATCAAAGTTATATCTTGGATTGTATAGAGATACTTTCTGACCGTTATAATGATCAACTTGCTTCGTTCCTTCTCTACCAGTCAAAACAGTAAGAGAATTACCATCGATTGAACTAATCTCTAAAACTTCATTGCCGATAGAAATCAAATCTCCCTCAGAATATTTTGTGCCATCTTTGACTTTTAGAATTGACGCTCCAGAGGCAAATCCAGCGTGATCGACATATACTACCAATCTCATTGTGCCGAGAGAAGCAATAGATCTTACTAAACTTTCATCGTCAACACTAAGGTAATCTGCCTTGCTATATCCAGATCCTTTCTCTTGAATTTGTATAGATGATACAATTCCCTCATCAGATACAACAACAATAGCAGTAGCACCAGATCCACTTCCACCAGTTAATGGCACATTACTATAAGTTCCTTGAGTGTAATCAGATCCACCATTCAAAATTTGAAATCTTCCAACACCAGTATCATCAATTTCTGTTTCTGCAGATGGTGCAATAAGTGTTGCTTCTTGATATAAACGCTTTCTTAGATAATAAGTCTTTGTCTTGGTAGTATCATCTGGATTAATATCAACCGTTACTTTATCACCAATACCGAGACCATGTGGAGTTGCTGTCTCAACCAAAGCAACACTTTGATTTACTTCGAATGGTTCTAAGTTATCACTTAAGGATGTAAGGGTTACAATCCTAGATCCTACAGTATTGAAAAGATTTGAAGATCTCAGGAAGTAATCATCATCAATTATCCAATTACTTGGCAAATCTGTTCCAGTAGGATATCCGTCTTCTTCTGTTAGATTTACTACTTTAATAGTAACAACATTTTGACGATTTGTGCTTTCTAATATTTCTGCTGCAGCAATTGGCAAGTCTATGCCGTTTGTCAGTTGCAGTCTTGCTCCTTCTGTATAAGAACTATCTTGATCTAGGAGAAGAGAGAATGTCTTAATATCAGCAGAGAAAGTTCCAGTATTATCAAATTCTCCTACAACCTCTTTCAGGACGATTACGTTGTCATTTGCTACAGTACCAATAATTGTTCCTCTAGCTCCAGAGGATGGTTGTCTTAACGTATCATCACTAAACAAGAACGCTGTTTGAATTGTTGTAAGTCTTACAACCTTATCTTCTTTACTTTGAAGATAATTAATTTGCTTTCCTTTAACAGTTGAGACTTTTGCCTCTACCTTATCGCCCTCGGTTCCTCTATTATCAAAGTATACTTTAGAATTTACGGAAAAATTACTAGAAGAACTTACAGAATTAATACTATCTACTGTACCAGAAGAAATTTCAGAAATACTAGCAATTAGTCCCTCGCCATTTCTGGACATTCCTGGAGTATATAATCTCTTAGCATTTTTTGGAATATCATTTTGATTAATTGAAGAGTTATAATTACTATCCACTGGTAATGAATAGAAATTCTCTCCTATGATATAGGGAAACTTAGGTGCTTGATTTGCATCAATAGTGATAAAGTAGGCATAAGTTCCTTGTGGAAAATCTGGAGTAATACAAAATCTTCCATTATTTTGATCTAAAGATCCACTACGATGAATATACTGATAGTCATTAACAAAAGTTCCCAAGGGATATCTATTAACAGCTGGACCACCAGTTCTAGCATTCTTTAAAGAATAACTAGAAGTCATCCTAACAATAGCAGATTGTGGATCTAATGGATTTTGATGACCAAAAGGACCATAGATTGGATTGCCATCATAAGCAAATCCAATAATTGGTGAGTGAGTTTTGGTTGCTGGTTCAGTTCCAGCGTTGTTTAAGTTGTCATTAAGAGCAACTCTAAGTGCTTTGGGGTTAGCAACGTAACCATAACCATATTCCAGAACGCTATTATAGTTCTGGAAAACGTATCCGTTATCGGTATCTAGATTGCTTTCTAACTTTCTAAATCTGTTATAGTTCCATTCTTTCAAGAAAGGTGTACCAGAGGCATCTTTTCCGACAGCAATAATATCAACTGCGACAGTATCTTGTGTATAGAAATTACCTTCTTCAATTTTTTCAAAATCAACAATCTTACCATCTCCATCAATAATGGCATTATAAGAAGCAAATCTTCCACGACCTGCATTGTCTCTAATTCTAACAATAGGAGGAGAAGAATAGTATTCACCAGGATTGTCAATAATTAAACTGGTAACTTTACCCCTGGTTACAACAGCACGAACCTCTGCTCTTCTACCAGAAGTAATTGTAATTTCTGGAGTATTTGGGAAAATGTCTTTGGTATCAACAATAATACTTTCAACAACTTGACCAGAAAGAACCGCCCTTGCTTTGTTTGGGACTTCATCAATTAGAACAAATGGAGGTTTTGTATAACCTCTACCTTGAAGATCAACTCTAATACTTTCAAGTTTTCCAAATCTTACACTTTCAGTATCCTTGTAACTATAAGTACGAACTCCATTTAATAAAATACCAGTATCTGCTTTGGGTGTTTGATATTTTTCTGTTGTAGTAGTTGCTTGCTTTCTAATTAATCTTAGGAGTTTTTGATCTAAAACTTTCTTATCAGTTGCAGTTCCGTCTAGAATTCTATGAGATGGGAAACTTGAGGATGTAATGTAATAATACTGATCATCAGAAAAAATTGCGGTTACATCAGTAGGAACTTCATTTAACGATGACGCTACTGCTGGTAGTGTGGGAACATTTACAGATGCACCAGAACTTAGCAACCACCTGATATCATTGGTTCCAAATTTTACAATTTTTGGATCTGTAGTTTCAAATCCAGGATTAGAAATCTGAATTTTATCATCTACAGACGAATATGGTTGTGGATCAGTTGGAAGTAAATTATATACAACTCCAAGTGTTAATAGAGTAACATTAGTTCCAGAAATAGTAACTGGTTTATAGACTACAGAACCAGAATTGTGAATTGACGCTCCAGATGGTTGTCTATTCTTGATGATAAATTGAGTTGCAGTTTTTTCCTCAAATGTAATTGTTTCTGTGCCAATCAAGACTGAACCCTGAGAACCCCATCCTACGGTGGAAAAAACGTCAATTCTATTTCCAGATGATGCAGTTCCTGTTAAGGTCTTAGTGAGTTTTGTCTTTGTTGAAATGCCAAATTCACCATTAACTGTCTCTGGTGCTAATACAATGTTAAAGATTTGCTCGTCATCTCTTGTGCCATCTGCATAGACATTATCTACAGTAGCTGATGCGTAACCGTAGTCATCGGTTGCTTCTTGAACAATCTTAGTTCCAATTAGTGATTTTGGATCTCCAGATACAACTTTACACTTAAGAGAATAATTGCTTATCCAATCAGCATTCGAAGACTTATACGTAAAGTCTTTAGGTTTGTAAACCTCTGGTTTATTAGTTACATCTTGAGAAACAATAGTGTTGAAGATGAATTTAATAGAACTAGTAGTTCCTTTTGCCTTATAGAACTTTTGAATGTTCTTGATAAGGGTTCTCTTATCTACCTCACCTCTAAGATATTTTTCTGGAAAAGAACCTAGATATTGGTTCTCGAAATTCTTAACAAGTGCATACAAGAATAGGTTGCTTACATTGTAAACACTTTTGCCAGAATTATGCGCTGCTGCCTCTGTGCTGGTAAAATTGCTTGCCTCATACAAATCTCCAAGAGACGTGTTACCACTAACACCTCTAGAACACTCTTGGAATTCTGTATCTGTTCTGGTAGCGTAGAAAATGATCTCGTCTTCAATTCTAATATACCCATTCTTTTCTGGGAATGACTGAGCATCTTCAACGACAATAGTCGTATCACTAGCAGAAATATCTACTACCAATACGTCATTCTGCTTGAGAATATTTTTCTCGTAGTAATCAATGTCTGCATATTTTTGGAGGTTATTGATAACATCCAAAGTGCCACCTTGCACTTCCTGTGCTTCATAATACTTTTGCACGAACTTGCTGAAAAGTTCATACTCCGTACTAATGAATTGAGGAAGCTGCGATTCGATCAGAGTGGAAATTCTCTTAGTCTTTACAGCAGGCATTTACTTACTCTTTGTATGCAGTGAATGAGGAATTAGCAACGTCAACATCAAGATAAACCTCGCGGAGTGCCTTGATATCATTTGAAAGTGGTTTTACTCTTACCGAAATACGATTGTCAAAGAAACTGCCCTTAATAATGGTTAGGGCATACATTCTTAATTCACCTTTGGCATAATCAATATCGCCTACTTCACTGTCGAGAACAACCTTTTCACTAGTTACGCTATCTAGTCTATATAGGACAATTTTGCCATCCCTATCTTCGAGATAGACATCAAAATTAGGATATTCAGTCACCCTAAACCCAGTTGTAGAAAGGACTGGATCATCACATTCGGTATCAAATGCATTTTGGTAACAAATCTCATAATAGAAGGTTGAATTCAATTGAGGATAGAAATCTTTCCTCATTGTTACTTCTGTCAAATTTGAGTTAATTGACTTGTCGGCATCGTCAATAACTCCAATTGCCTTACTGTATCTAAACTTACCATTAAACTTTTCAGTGTCTGAATTGTCAAGATACGACTGAACTGAAGCAATAACTTTATCCCTAATTTGAGCAGGAGTTTGATCAGTTGCATTTCTATTATAATAAATCTTACTCGTTAACTCAACAAATAAGATTGATGGGTCAATAATCTGTGGTTCGACAGAAGCAACCACATACTTCTCAAGTTCTGCAATAATTTCGTTCTTAGTCAGTGAAGTTAGATAACTTGCATCTTTTGGTTTCAATGCAATGAATACCTTACCATACTGTGGAGGGTCTTGATCTTCGCCTCCAAAGATGATAATGTCACTTGTGGCAGGATATACCTGACGGACGATTGCTTCGTAGTCCTGGGCGGTTACAGCGCGGTCCTGAGTGCCATATGCCTTAGGAGCGGTATACTTAATCTTTTTAGTGCTCTCAATTTCTTCTCCGCCAGATGATGGTGTGGTGGAAGTAATGGAAACTGAAACATTGGGAGTAATGCCATTGGGGTTCTCAAGGACACCAGAGAAAACAAATGTCTTTACACCATTGCTAGATGGTCCAGAAGTTGTGATATATGAAATTTCAACACGAGATCCATTCTCAAGTTTCTTTCCTAATACTCCATCGCCCAATAAAATTTCATATCTTTCATCTTCAATTTCATCTAAGAAGAATACTTTAGAATTTCCATCAATACCAAGAATATTGTCTGCAACCAAATATGGTTCACTAAAACTACCACCACTAGGATAAACCTTCACTCTAATGGTGTTAGTATCTATATTACGGTTGTCAAGAACAAATCTTTGTGTTTTGAGTGCGGTATTAACAGTAAATGTATTAGTGAGGAAAGTTCCCTCTCTCAAAGGAACATCAGTAAAGGTTGCAACACCGTTAGATACCTGCGCCGTAACATCATCAACAACAACATACTGATAAATGCTATTGTCATATGAAGCAATAAATCCAGTTCCTTTCTTTAAAAGCAACTCGGTATCAGTTGTAGCGTTCTGATAAGTTGCTGTAAAGGTAATATATGCTGTAGGAGAAGTTGCACTCTTGGGTCTGTATCCTAATTGCTTCGCAATCGCTACTACGTTGTCCCTGAGGGTCGCTGAATCAATGAATAGTTCATTGACCACCATGTTAGTATTAAACGCCGTATAGTAGGTGTTATAGGCGAGTGTATCGATGAGAGTGGATAATGCCGATCCCTCAAAATCATAATCAGTAAAATCTGAATTTGCTCTGAGATAATCTTTCAGAGCAGCTTTGATATCTTCAAAGTCTAAGTTAGCAACTTGTGTATATGGCATTATCGTGTGCGCTCTAAGAAGAATTCTACTGCTACTGGTGCATCTTCTCTACCAACAATGGTATACTTCAATTCAACTTGAAAACCATTATTATCAAAATCTGGAACACACAAGATAGAATTGATGTTAATTCTTGGTTCATATCTGTTCAGGGTATTCCTGATTTCAGATTTGATTAGTCCAGCACTACCATAATCAAGTGGTTCGAATAATACCTTTTGAACATTACATCCCAATTGAGGTTGGAATGGTCTTTCTCCTTTCATAGTAAGAAGTAAGGCAGTAATCGATTGAACGATAGCTGCCTTGTCTTTTACCTGTACCAAATCATCGGAAACAGGATGCTTCTTAAATGTTACACTCAGATCTTTGAATGTCTGAAAGGTCGGCATTTAGACACAGCAATAGGCTGAATCTATTTATTCACTCGTGCCAACGCTCAACAAAATCGTCAAATCCGCCCGCGCCTCCACAAGGGCGTTCTAGACGGTCTTCTGGAAGTGGGTATAGTTCTTCCTT